GTTGACTGGATTTTACAAGTATAAGTAAACATGCTCGTGTAGCAATCTTGTCCTGCATAGGGCGGGACCGGAACGACACACACATACACAGGAGAAAAACATGAGCAAAACACCTTACGAGATTCGTCTCGAACTTCTTAACTTGGCTAAAGAAATTCTTCAAACGCCAGTTTACCAAACACGCCAAGCATTAACTGATGAGTATCACTCTAAGTTAACCGATGCTAATCGTGGAACGCATCCGTTTCCAACTTTACCAGATTTTCCGTCTAGCACAGATATTGTAAGCAAGGCGGAAGAACTCAAAAAGTTTGTAGACCAAGCGTAAAACTAAAGCCCCTTAAAGGGGCTTTTTTGTTGACTTTAATACAGCCTTTGCTATAATAACGTAAATACTCTATTATGATGGTCAGCAAAATAACAGAATTAACAGTGTTTGAAAGTCCAGACGGTGGTCGCACTGTGTATGCTCGCCGTCCCGGGGAATCCAAACGAGAACTACATTATCAAGATCCTAACCTTCAACAAGAACTTAAAGATTTAGAGCGATCAAAACGTTGGGTAGAAATTTTTCAAGCACGTCGAGACAATGCAGAACTTGATCATTTATGCGAACAAGTTGAAATACTATATGAATTAAGTAGGAAACCCAAATGAAGTTTGCTTGCCAGACCCTGTTTGACATCACTGCCACTGGTGTAACTGGTCATTGTAAACAGAGCCGTATGCCATTTCACGACAGTGCAGGTCAAGCCATACATGATGTAGAGTCATGGAATCGCAGCCGCAATCAACAACGCAACTGGGAAACAATCACACAGATCTTGAGCCTACGAACACAGTTGTTTGCACTGACCGATCCTATCGCAGACCAAACCGGCACACACTGGATGTTTGAATTTGAAACCGAAGCTGACGGAGTTTATGGGCCTGGATCGGATCCAGTGCTGATTCTGCGCACCGATGCTGACGGAGTGCCCATGTTGTTGGGCCTCAATGACCGTGCCGAAATCGAATCGTTTTTGGTAACTCAAGGACCAAAACAAAACATTTGGTTTGCCCCCTTAACCATAAATAATTCATAGTGCCCGATAGATGCACACTAGGAAAACAAAATGGTGGAAACAACAGATATTGAAAAAAAGAGCCTGGAGGCACATGTAGAACTGTGTGCTGAACGCTATAATGCCTTGGAAAACAAAATAACAGCACTGAGTGACAATATTGCTGACCTTTGCACCATGGTCAAAGAGGTCAAACACAATGTGTCAAACATGGCTGACAAACGCACTGATCAAATCATAGGCTGGGGCATAGGCATAATTGGATTTTTAGTTGCCACCTGCGGTTGGTTAATAATGCATTACGCAATCAAATGAATTCAGACAGCGACTTTGAACGCATATTCAATCAGGAGTTCAAAAAGAGCATGCCCAACTTGATCTGGAAAAACGAATCAGGCGAATACGAAGTGTTTGGAAAATACCGTATTGTGCCTTTACGACCAGGCTACCGAGTTGTGTGCAATGATTCAGATGTAGGGGTATTCAGCAGCACCCGTACAGCTCTCAGCTGGTGCATTGCCGACAAAAATTATGCCTACAACACTGCCCGAGAACTGTTGCGCACTGATGCCAAATGGTCAATGTTGGCCAACGATATCACTGTAAGGGCTGCTATTGGAGATCGCAGTAAAAATCCCGAACAGCGCGAAACCATTCTGACCAAATTAGAAAGCAAAATCATACATAAAAAAGTTCTAGAAAACCAATTGAACAATTATGTCAAATGGGCTAAATATTGTCAACAAAGAGGATTTGAGAATGAAACTGCAAGAACTGGCCGCGGCCAATCCAACAAAGCAAACCGCTAAGGTTTTCGAAAGCTATTTTGGCAAACGCATTGCGTTTGACACTATTTCTGCGACGCAGGCACGCAGCATGTTGCGACGTGTGCGCGGACTCATAGCCGAACATCGACACACCAGCGAATTTCACAACAGTGAACGCAATCCTGCCTATCTAAAATTGGTCATGATGGAACAGGCATTGGCCGCAACTGCTGCTGCACCTTCTGCTAATCCTCAACAACAGGCCGGCATGGAGGCGGCACAAGTTCAGCAAAAGAAACGTCAAATTCAAGACGCCATCAAAGCCAAGCAGGCTGAGATTGCTCAACTGCAAAAAGAAATGAATGATCCAACCATGATGGCCATGGTAGAAGGCCGCCGTGCTCGTCGTCTGCGTGAAGCCAGTGAGATTCAACAGGCACAGGTAGTGTTGGCATCGCAAGACATGGTGGACCAAGTGCAAAAAATGATCGAACAAGTGACCAGCATGCAGTTCAAAGATTTGCCAGCTTTGGTTGATCAAATCAAGAATGAAATTGGTGTAGATCAAAGCGCACAATTCAACGGTGATGCCAGTGCAGCATTGTCCGGATTGGTACAAAATTTACAAGCCAGCAAGCAACAGTTGGAAACAGCATTGGGTGTGGTAACCGGTCAGGCACCTGTGGTGCCAGGCGCTGATATGGCTGCTGGTCAGGCACCTGACATGACTGCTGAACCAGCAGATGGTGTACCAATGGAACCTGGACCAGATCTAGAAGAACCTGAACAAGAACCGGCCGATGTTGGACTGGGTCGCGAACGTAGATAATGTTAATACGTGAAGTAGCTGAGTCTGGTCTTGACACACGCAAACTGGCAGCACTGAGTACCTTGTTGAAGGATCGAATGGATGACGAATCGGCCACACAGCCGTTCAGTCAGACTTCCTTTATCAATCTAGCCAAAAGCCTAGGTGTAAATGTTACACCTGACAACCTAGGCGAACTTATTGCCCAACCGCCCTTGAGCAATATACTACAACCACTGGAGCCTGGCTCTGATGTACTACACTGGAAAGGCGATACCGAAGCCAATACCGGTATGAGTGTGGACCAAGCTCAAGCAGTGGTGGATTCAAATGCCAAAGCAGCAATGAAACGTCGTCAGTCATAACGACAATCGTAAATATCAATGGTTGTGGACCACAACCATTTTAATTCTCCAAAACATGAGCAAACACTTTTTTCAAAAAATTGAGTTTTATATTACCAATGTGTGTAATTTAAATTGCGATGGTTGCAATCGTTTTAACAATTTTAATTTTTCCAATTGGCAACGCTGGGCCGACTATGAATCAGTTTATGAACAGTGGGCACAATATGTGGACATTGATCAAATAGTGATCTTGGGTGGCGAGCCACTGTTGAATCCTGACATCTTAGATTGGGTATATGGCATCAATCGAGTGTTTAACAGAAATGTGCAGATACTCAGCAACGGTACTAGAATCAACAAGGTGCGAGGCCTATATGAAGCACTACAGGTCAACGGCAATTGGATGGGCATCAGTTGGCACAATCCTGACACAGTGGATGAGTTTGATCGCGAAGTGCGTCAGTTCTTGAAAGGTGAGGTGATGCGAATCAACGGTAATCATCCATTGAACACGTTCAAGGCCGACATGATGTGGATAGACCAATATGGAACAAAAATTCCACTGTGGATACAGTATGACTTTTATCAAAGTGCTGTAAAAGTCACGGACCAGGGCGCATTCACCTTGCACAACAGTGATCCGGTTGTGGCACATGCCAAATGCGGATTTGCTCGATACAAGAATTATCATTTCATCCGCGGAAAGCTGTACAAATGCGGCCCAGTTGCACTGTTTCCAGAATTTGATCAACAGCATCAGCTGGCATTGTCAGATTCTGATCGCACACTGATCAACTCGTACCAACCGTTGACAGCCGATGATTACGAGACTCGTGGCGAACAATTTTTATCACAAATAGATCAAGTGATAGATCAATGCAAATTTTGTCCCAGCAATCTTGAAATGAAACGCATAGCTGCTGTTAGTAAAAAAGAAGCCCGTACTCAATACATGCTCACACCTGTTTAATCAAAAAGGTTGTAAATACAGCCGTATTGTGTTACAATAACTCTAGGAGACCCAAATGGCTTATTCTGAAAAAGTAATTGATCACTATGAAAATCCCCGAAATGTTGGCAAGTTTGAGCTTGACGATACCATTGGCACAGGCATGGTAGGAGCACCGGCTTGTGGTGATGTGATGAAGTTGCAAATCAAAGTGGAAGATGGAATTATTGTAGATGCTAGATTCAAAACTTACGGCTGCGGAAGTGCCATTGCCTCATCCTCTCTTGTTACCGAGTGGGTTAAAGGACGAACGCTTGACGAGGCCGCAACTATTAAAAATTCAGAGATTGCTCAAGAACTCGCACTGCCACCAGTCAAGATTCATTGTAGCATTCTTGCTGAAGATGCCATAAAGGCCGCAGTAGACGATTATCGAAAAAAGCATGATCTCGTTAACTGAAACAGCACAAGCAAAAATAAAAAAATTAACACAGGCCAAAGGTTATGCTGGTATACGCCTGGCAGTAAAAACCACTGGTTGTTCGGGCTTGGCCTATGTGCTGGAATATGTCAAAGAATATGTGTCAGACGCCAGCACTATAAATTATGCACAGCCAGATTTTTGCATACTGGTAGATAAAAAACACGATGTATACCTGCGTGGCACACAGGTAGATTATGTACGCCAAGGCCTCAACGAAGGCTTTGAATTTACCAACCCCAATGAACGTGACCGCTGTGGCTGCGGAGAAAGTTTTAGAGTTTAACATTGTACAATCCAAGATTCGACTATCAGCCCATTCCGCGAGAAAACATCAACGGACGCAGACTGTATGCCACACCCGACGGAAAAAAATTACCGTCGGTGACCACAATCCTGGAAGCTACCAAAAGTGAGGAAAAGAAACAGGCCTTGCAAAACTGGCGCAATCGAGTGGGACATGAACAGGCACAACAGATCACCACAGAAGCTGCCAATCGTGGCACCCGCATGCACACATATCTTGAACAGTATGTCCGAGATGGTGTGATCAAAGAACGTGGAACAAACCCGTTCAGCTGGGCCAGCCATGCCATGGCACACACTGTGGTAGAACATGGATTAAAAAATGTCAGTGAGTTTTGGGGCATTGAAGTTCCACTGTATTTTCCCAGTGTGTACGCAGGCACCACAGACGGCGCAGGCATACACTTGAATGCGGAAGCCATCTTGGACTATAAACAAACCAATAAACCTAAAAAACGAGAGTGGATTGATGATTACTTCATGCAGTTGTGTGCCTATGCAGAAGCACACAACGAACTGCACGGTACCAAGATACAGAAAGGCGTGATCTTGATGTGTGTCAAGCCCGAGCTGGATGAGCAGATGAACATGACAAAACCGCCCGAGTATCAGGAATTTGTGCTGGCAGGTGCAGAATTTGAGCACTATCGCGATCTATGGTGGAAAAAGGTCGAACAGTATTACTTGCTAAATATGTGATACCCGAAGGAATCACGCTGTGGCAATAGTACAAATCTCTCAAATTACAAACCGTAAAGGTCTATCGGAAAATTTACCGCAACTGGCCGGTGCAGAACTGGGCTGGTCAACAGATACACGCCAACTATGGATCGGCAATGGCACCTTGGAAGAAGGTGCTCCTGTGGTTGGCAACACTGAAATCTTAACTGAATTCAGCGACATTTTAAATTTATCTACCACTTACACTTACGAAGGCCTGGCTGCTGGATATGCAGTACAGACTGGCCCTACTCCGGGCACTCCTATCACACTCAGTCTTCAAAATTGGCTGGACCAATGGGCCACTGTGTTGGATTTTGGCGCAGTCGGAGATGGCATTGTGGATTGTACCGATGCTATCAATCGAGCATTGTATCAGTTGTTTTGTAGACAAAGCAACCCACAAATACGTCGCGCATTATTTTTTCCAGCCGGGGTATACCGTGTAACTGGAGAAATCAAGATTCCTTCCTATGCAACCTTGTACGGCGAAGGCATCAACAACAGTGTTATACAACTGGATTCTTCTGCTATAGGTTATACTGCACGTACTGCCGACAGCTTGCAACAGACCGGAGACGAAATAGGAACAGGCGGCGCTACTCCGCCAACATTTATAACAATCTCCAACATGGGATTTCAAAATGCCAATCCGGCCTACAGTGTGTTTTTGTTACAAGATGCTACCAATTGTCGTTTCGAAAAAACCAGTTTTGTGGGCCCCAAGACTACCAGTACATTGAACACTAACATTGCTGCCACAGCAGCATTTGAATTGGCCAGTTCTGACAGTTATGTATGCCGACAAAACGTGGCCGACGAATGTATATTCACCGGCACTGTTTACGGAGTCAATACCAATCAAGCAGTGACTGGAATCACAATCGCAAATTCTCAATTTGACACCTTGTATCAAGGTGCTGTGTGGGGATTGACATCACAGTTTGTTGGCTCAATTTCAGGCACCACGTTGACTGTGACCGGATTGACCAGCGGTACAATAGAAATTGGACAAACAGTGAATGGGTCATTTGTCACTGCTGATACTGTGATCACTGGATTTATTTCGGGCTACAAAGGCGGGGTTGGATCTTATACAGTTTCCATAAGCCAAACTGCTGCGTCTGAAGAGATGACCGGAGAAAGTGCCAGTTCAATCACCGGAGTTCGGTTGGTACACAATTTCTTTGACAACATATATGTTCAAGGCGTTGTGTTTGGCACAGCCAGCATGAGTGCCACTGGATACAATGTGTTCTATGATGTGGGCAATCACTTCCTGGGCGCCGGCTATCCAGCCAGTGACATCATTGAGATACAGAGCGATAACAATGTCAGCATTGGTGATATGTTTGCTCGCAACGATGCTGATGCTGGTCAATTTAGTCGCATCAACATCGACGGCACTCTCAGCATAGCCACAACCAATGGGGCTCAATTGCAGATGGGTACCTGGACAAAAGAATCTGGAAAACAAGTTACTTTGCAAAATAACTTTTCAGGTACAGTTTTTAGTCTCACAGTCAGCGGCGCAACAGCGTTTGCGGTCAACTACACCATATTCCGCTCGCCATCGGCCATACGCACCGGTACCATTTCGGCAGTGACCGCCCCGCTTTCGTACAATGACGAATATATAGACAATTCAGGCACCGGAATAATTTTGAGTTTTGCTCAAGTTGGCAGTACCCTTTCGTTAAATTATGTATCTTCCAATGCTGGCACCAATGCCACCATCAACTACACCATTGCCTACTACAACTAATGTGGCCCAAGACCTTTGGTCCTAGATTGGAAAGCTGGAACCATCTGCGAACTCACTGTGAGACCGGTTCGGTCGAATCGGCACTGACCAATATCAACAGTTGGTGGTTTCAGTCTCCCTGGCAACCGTATTATCTACACTGGGATGATCAACCCACTTGGCCGGACCCATGGCAACTTTTGAGCGACAATATCTATTGTGATCTTGCACGAGCACTGGGAATGCTGTATACTATAAGTTTGCTAGATCGCATAGATATGGCTGATGCTGAATTGATTTTGACTGAGTCGGGAGATAATTTAGTCCTGTTGGACAAAGAAAAATATATACTTAATTGGAACAAAGATTCAATCTTAAATAACAAACAGAGAACGCAAACAGTCCGTCGGTTAGCACTGTATCAAATACAATAACAAAAATCATAACGAGAGTAAGATGACACAAATTACAGTTGTAAAAAGAAGTGGCACCAGAGAGCCACTGCAAATTGAGAAATGGCAAGCACAAGTGGCCAAAGTTTGTGCAGGAATAGCAGATGTCAGTCAGAGCATGGTGGAGATCAAAGCACAGTTGCATTTTTATGATGGTATCACCACCAAAGAAATTGACGGTATTACCCTACGTGCCATGGTGGACCTGATTGACGTAGAGTCAAATCCCGATGTGGGGCACACCAATTATCAGTTCGTGGCCGGCAAGCAACGACTCAGCATGCTACGCAAAGACGTCTACGGCTCATATGACCCTCCGCACCTGTATGAAATTGTAAAGACCAACGTGGCCACTGGCCTGTACACTCCCGAATTGTTGGAGTGGTACACAGAGGACGACTGGAACCGCATGAACGATTTGATTGATCATGCCAAGGATGAATCCTACAGTTATGCCGCAGTAGAACAGTTGATTGAAAAATATCTAGTAAAGAATCGTAGCACAGGACAAACATATGAAACTCCACAAGTTAGATACATGGTGGCCGCGGCTACAGTGTTTCACAAAGAAGAGCCTAACTCAGCTAGAATGCGTTATATCAAAGAATATTATCAAGCCGCCAGTGATGGTTTGTTTACTCTTGCTACACCTGTGCTTGCAGGGCTCGGCACTCCTACTAAACAGTTTAGTAGTTGTGTGCTTATCAGGAGTGACGACGATCTTGATAGTATATTCGCTTCTGGTGAGATGATGGCCAAGTATGCCAGCAAACGTGCTGGCATTGGTTTGGAGATTGGTAGACTACGTCCACTAGGCAGTCCTATCCGTGGCGGAGAGATCATGCACACTGGTATGATACCGTTCCTCAAGAAGTGGTTTGGTGATTTACGTAGTTGCTCACAAGGAGGTATCCGCAATGCAAGTGCCACGGTATTCTACCCCATATGGCATCTGCAGTTTGATGACCTCATTGTGCTCAAAAACAATCAAGGTACTGAAGAGACTCGAGTCAGACACATGGACTACGGTGTGGTGCTCTCAGCGTTCTTCTGGAGACGATTCCGAAACCGAGAGAACATAACATTCTTTGATCCAAACCAAGTACCTGACCTGTATGAAGCCTTTTATTCAAACACAAAACTGTTTGAAGAATTATATGTCCGTTACGAAAATCAGGGCGGACTTCGAAAGAAAGTAATGGCCGCAGAAGAAGTGTTCAAGTCAGGCATTTTAAAAGAACGCACTGACACCGGACGCATTTATCTTGTGTTCATTGACAATGTGATGAACCAAGGCCCATTCAATCCTGAATATCATACCATTTACCAGAGTAACCTTTGCTGTGAAATACTTCTTCCTACTAAACCCTTTAAACGTCTGGATGACCGTGATGGTCGTATCGCTCTTTGCACACTGGGCTCGATCAACTGGGGTGCGTTCCGTAACCCAGAAGATATGCGCCGTGCTTGCCGCATTTTACAGCGTAGTCTATGCAACATACTTGACTATCAAGACTTTCTCTCCATCCAGTCTCAACTCTCAAACGACGAGATCCAGCCCTTGGGAATTGGAATCACAAACCTTGCCTACTGGCACGCCAAACGCAGCCTCCGTTACGGAGAACGGGACGCCTTGGCTGAAGTCAAGACGTGGATGGAACATCAAGCCTACTACCTGACCGAAGCCACAGTGGAACTGGCCAAAGAACGTGGTCGTTGCAAAGATAGTGATAAGACACGTTATGGACAAGGCATATTCCCCTGGGAACGCAGAGCTCAGGGTGTGAATGAGTTAACAGACTTCACGCCTGACCCTGGATTAGATTGGAACACCCTGCGTGGCAACATGCGAGCCTATGGTGTGCGCAATGCCACCTTGATGGCAGTGGCACCTGTAGAATCTAGCAGTGTTGTTATCAACAGCACCAATGGTATTGAAATGCCCATGAGTCTTATCTCTGTGAAAGAAAGCAAAGCAGGTAGCCTTACACAAGTTGTACCTGAGTATCACAGACTCAAGAACCGATATCAAATGATGTGGGCGCAAAAGGATTGTGTGGGTTATTTGAAAACTGCTGCTGTGTTGGCAGCATACATTGATCAGTCAATATCTACAAACACATTCTACAATCCTGCACACTGGCCAGATCGCAAAGTGCCCACCACGCTGATTGCCAAGAACTTGATGCAAGCACATCACTGGGGCATCAAAACATTTTATTACAGCCTAATTAACAAACAAGGCGCCCGAGCAGACAAAGAAGATGCCCCACTAGAAGCCATCAACTTTGATGATGTAGAAGACTGTGAAAGTTGTAAATTATGAGCCAAGCACAATATAACCTAGCCACCAAAACTGACTATTTGCATCGCAAGATGTTTCTTGACCCTGCAGGGCCTGTCACAATCCAACGCTTTGAAGAAGTCAAGTACAACAAACTTGTGAAGTTTGAACAAGAAGCACGTGGATTCTTTTGGATTCCCGAAGAAGTGTCCTTGACCAAAGATGCCAACGACTTCAAAGAATCAAGTGACACTGTGCGACATATCTTTACTTCAAACCTGTTGCGTCAAACAGCACTAGACAGTTTGCAAGGCCGTGGACCTGCACAGGTGTTTACTCCTGTGGTCAGCATACCTGAACTGGAAGCCTTGATGTACAACTGGAGTTTCTTTGAAACCAACATCCATAGCCGTAGTTACAGTCACATCATTCGCAACATCTACAACGTGCCCAAGGATGTGTTCAACACCATTCACGACACCAAAGAGATTGTGGACATGGCATCCAGTGTGGGCAACTACTATGACCACTTGCACATGGTCAACTGTGAAAAGGAACTGGAAGTTCCTGTTAAAGAAGCCGCGCACGTCAAAGCAATTTGGTTGGCACTGAATGCATCATACGCACTGGAAGCATTCCGCTTCATGGTTTCATTTGCTACATCATTAGCCATGGTTGAGAACCGCATCTTTATTGGCAACGGCAACATCATCAGCCTGATCCTGCAAGACGAAATTCTGCACCGGGATTGGACTGCTTGGATTATCAATCAAGTGGTCAAAGAAGATCCACGCTTTGCTGTGGCCCGAGCCGAATGTGAAGCCGAAGTGTATCAACTGTACTTGGATGTGATCCGTGAAGAAAAAGCCTGGGCTGACTACTTGTTCCAGAAAGGTCCTGTGATCGGACTCAACGCCAACATTCTCAAAGACTTTGTAGACTACACAGCAGTGGGCGCACTCAAAGAAATTGGCATCAAATACCAGGAACCTGCACCTCGTAGCACACCCATTCCTTGGTTTATGAAGCATGTGGACACATCGAAGAAACAATCGGCCTTACAGGAAACAGAGAGTACCAATTATGTTTTGGGGGTTATGTCGGAAGAGTTAGATTACGATGATTTACCTGACTTGTAACAGGAGTCTAAAATGTCAGATGGTGGAAAAGGAAGCAGTCCCAGACCATTCAGTGTCAGTTAAACTCAGTTTGACAACCGCTGGGATTTAATTTTTAAGAAAAAGGAAAACAAAATGAAAGCAATAATCTGGAGCAAGGACCAATGCACCTTTTGTGAGCAGGCCAAAGGCCTGCTGGAGATGAAGGGCATTGAATATGAAGTACGCAATATCAGTCAAGACTGGACCCGTGAGCAACTGTTGGAGTCAGTGCCCACCGCAAGATCAGTGCCGCAGATTTTTCTAGATGATAATTACATAGGCGGATTTGCAGAATTACGCCAACACCTTCAAGGATAACATGCAAGTAGAAAAAAACCAAGTGTACACATTTAAATTGACCAATGCCGACGAAATCGTAGGCCGGGTAATAGACATCAACGACAACGGCTATGTGATTTCGCAACCACTCAGTGCTGTGCCCACTGAAAAAGGCATACAGTTGATTTATACCATATTCACCGGCGACCCCAAGCAAGATGTGACTATAAATAAAACAGCGGTAGCAATGATTTGCCATACCAGAGAAGAAGTTAGTGATCATTACCTGGAAGCCACCACTGGCATCAAAGCAGTGCGCAAACCATCAATCATAATGGGATAACACCATGTCGGGAGTGCAACGAGTAGGAGATCCAAATTCAGGCGGTGGCATAGCCATTGGGCCTGGCCACAACAATGTGTTGGTCAACGGCCGTCCGGCTGCTATTCCGTTTACTCCATACACTCCGCATATGGGATGCAGTCCCCAAGCCCCGTTGCACTGCTTTGGAGTCATTGCAGTTGGCGGCACGGCACAAACAGTGTTTGCCAATGGACAACCATTGGTCATTGACGGTGCCCGGGACCTTTGTGGCCACAGTCGAAGTGCCGGCAGTTCTGACGTTCGGGCAAGATAATGTTCAATGCGGGCGCACTCAGTAGTGTTAACCTCATCGCCGGTGCCGGTATCCTAGGAAATGTAGGTGGAGTTCCTATCGATGCCAATGCTGATCTTTCCAACGCAATCAGCAGTTATCAATCGGTTGCAGTGGTGTTAAGATTTGCCAACATTGCACAATCGGGCTACGTAGATCAAAACATTGTGGCTGATACATTTCCGGCCCTGGTCAATGCAGTGCCATTGGCCTACCAAAGTAGTCTGGGCAATGCCACCATGACCGGTACTGTTGAATCGGCCAACAACCTGTTGCTGGGCGGTGGTGACCTGGGCAAATTTGAACAAGTCTTTTCATTGGCACAGTCCTATGTGAATCAAAACAATCAATTGCTCAAGACCATGTTCAATGCCAACAGTCTCAGCACCACCACTGGGTTTGTGTCGCAAGATAATCTCAGCACCGGTGGCCTCAGTTCAGTTAGCCAAGCCTTTGCAGCCTTTGGTGCTGATCTCAAACAGTTGGGGCAAGCCATCGATCTAGCTAACCTCAACAATTTTGGCAGCCCAGCAGCACTGCTACAACAGTTGGCATCAGTTTCAAGTGCCACACCGGCAGTCAACACACTGTTGCTGAATGTGGGTATTCCGGCCTCGCTGTTGGAAGATATAGCCAACAGTTCGTTTACTGATCAACAACAACATTTGATCTATTTGGCCATGACACAGGTCACCGGCAGTGAGTTACAACAGGTGTTGGATCTGTTGCGTGTGACCACACCCGGCATTACCACCATGGCCGATTTGTTAAATCCGTTAAAAATATTTCCTAGAAGTTTTAACACACTGACTGCGCCCACAGCCAATGGGTTTCGTGGCATTTATATCAACAGTCTTGGCGCAGTCAACAGTAGATTGGCCACTGAATTGCCAGCCTCGGTACTGGCTCCATTGACCGGCAATCCGTTGCAAAACTTACCACCATCCAAAGTATGAGTACCTACAGCCAATTGCAACAAATTATTCCACCAGATCAAGCCTTGGCCTGCAAAGGCATACAAGCTTCGCTGGAACAGGTCAAGTCAGTATTCAATACCACACTGCCGTTGCTGGCCAATGCCACACTCACTCTTGAAAGCAATGTGGGTCTTGACAGTATCAATGCACTGACCGGACCTTTGCCGGCCAACGTGGTCTCATTCTATCAAACCACGTTGGCCACCGGTTCTGGCGCACGTGGCTTGTTGTTGTTGACTGATCTAATTGGCACTATTGCCGGCAACAACGTGACTGAGCCGCTCAACAACACCACCGTGATTCTCAACAGCATGACATCAGCTGGTGATTTTACTGCATTGACCAATTCGGTAAATGGTGTGTACACTGTGATGGAAAATTGCATAGCCGGAGACTATACCCATGAATCAAGTTACGGAAACACCACGGTGTACACCGTGATCATTCCATCTGGGTTGCCCGGTGCCGGCTCATACAGTGGCGGCAGTCCTGGTGCTGCTGCAAATCGAGCATTTGCCGACGGATTAAATCCAGCCATGATTTCGGTTGTGGGCACCATAGCGGCAGCCTATCCAGCGCCGGTAGCGGCCACCACTGCTTACTTTGATGTAATTTCTCAAAAGTTGGTAAATCAAAATGCCAATATAGCTGCAGCCGGAATAGTGTATGCCAATCTAGTGGCCGGACAACAACCGTGGGGCCTGGTCAGTGGTCTGTCAACAAACGGTCTAAACATAGTCGAAGGCGGTCCGGCTTATGTGTTGCAGAGTGTGGCAGTGACTAGCACACAAGGCGGACAGGCCATACTTAGTACCATGCGACAGGCTCGTAATCAAACACGATTAAGCACAGCCGGAATACAAACTGATATTACCATAAGTGATCAATATCCACAACCGGTGGCCAATTTGGGCAATGTGCAGTACACAGTGGCGGAGGCATCCGAGCAGAAAGTGATCGGATAGTGTCAACAGTTTGGGCGCAGTAGGCGTTGTTGTAACATGATTAGTGATTATGTACAATTTAGATTATGGTTGTCGCGGCAATTGGCTTTGTGTAAATATTATCAAACGCATGTAAACAAAAATGAAAGTTCAACAAGAATTCGTCTATTCATCAACCAATGACACTGCGCCTGTGTTGTCGTTGCATGCATGGATCAAAACACTGTCCAATGCCGAACAGCGAGAGTTTCAGTTGGCAGAGACTCGACAATTTGGACTCAGACAGGTTGCAGTGCGGCAAGGCAACCTAGAGGTTGATCCAGTCAACAACTCTTATATCTGGAAAGACGAACATACTGCACAACAGGGCAAAGGCCATGATGAAATTTGGTTGCAATTTTGGTTCCGTTATCTTGAAGAATGCAGTGTCAAATTTGAAATAGTTACAAAGCCCACTCAAAATTCGTTGTAAAAACACAACAAATTAATAGATTGACCTAAAATGTTCATTTTGCTATAATACGGGCATAGGAACTAAAATGAGGACACAATGAAACACAGTCCCTTTCGGCATTGGTTACATGAGCTCTGGTTGCAAAACAAAGATGAGCATGCAGACTATCACGAATCAATTTTGGCATTTGATGAATATTTCCGTCGTTACAAATGGTGGCTCAAACGTGAATATCGTTTTCAAAATCGCAAGTAATTTGGCAGGGCTGACAGCCGTAGCAATTCTGACAGGCTGTGCGGCAACTACTGCACCGCCTGTGGCGACACCGGCCGCGGTCTATATCCCAGCATATCAGGCCATGGATTTGTTTAGGCCCGATTGCCTGTATGCCAGGACACAGATCGAAATGCTGGAACGCAAATTAGTTGAGTACCAGCAATACCACGAACACTATCCGTATACCGAAGCCGATTTTAAATATTATCGGCAATTGAAAAACGCTTTATGGGGATTGAGATCAGCATGTACCGTCAAATAATACTGGCCGCAATCGTGGGCACGGCCGCCACTGCGCAGGCTGATTGCTATGTGCGAGCGGCCATAACCGCTAAGACTGCACTGAAAATCACTTCGGTGGCCGATGTCCAGCCACTGGTGGTACCAATCTCAGGCACCCAAAACAAATGCATAGTGAACTTTCGAGCTCAGGTCAATGGCGAATGGATCACGGTCGAGGGAGAAAAAGTTGGTCCCAAAACACTGAGTGAATCTCTGTTGTGCAAGGCCGCTATAGATCAGGGCCGTACTCAAATTTTGAGTCAGGCATCGGGCAACCAATTGGCCATGGAACAAAATATGGTCTGTACTGACCAAAAAATCCCTCAGGTGCGCAAAGTATCAATTGGTGATCTTTTACAAGAAAGCGAAGTATTACCACATCCAAATTTTCCATCCAAATTTGGATACCGATCCACTGTGTGCCGTTGGTTTGTTGAGCCCGAAGTCAAACCCGGAGATCTACTGAGTCGTCAAGGCATTATTTGTCGTATGCACGATAACGAGTGGCAAGTGGTTGACAAATGGTGAAAGTTGTAGTACAATTGAATTTATCGTAATCTTAACTTGGAGTACCCAAATGAAAAAATTAACAATCGCAACAACCGTGGCAAGTCTTTTGACAGCCTGTGGCACAAGCAATCCCAACTACAGTGCGCAATACAGTGCCCAAAATGCTGTACAAACGGCTCAGATGAGTGCGGCTGTGTCACAAGCGCCTGAGTGGATGAGCAAACTACCCAGGGCGTCTGGCTATGTGTTTGAAAACGGCACCGCCACCAGCACAGATTTTGGATTTGCTGACATCAAGGCCAAGACCATTGCTTACAGTAAAATTTGTACCAGTGCCGGCGGCAAAGTGCGCAGTCAGACCAAGATGTACAAGTCCGACAGCGGAGATGCCGGCACCGAGCAAAGCGAAATGGCTATCCGTAGCATGTGTGCAGATGTAGATATTTCGGGTGTAGAAACTGTGGAAATGAAACACACCGCCGAGGGCAATCGCATTAGGACCTATGTGTTGATTGCATTGCCAGTGGCCGGCAACAATAACAAAGCGTCTAAGTCATCGGCCAAGGACGCATTCAAAGAATTAGACAGCATGTCTCAAGGCGACAATTTGTTAGAAAAGGCACCTGTAATCAAACAAAAAGGTGCCGAAGTTTCTGTGGTTGCCCCCACTGGCAACTCTTCAACATTGAATCTGTTGCCAGTGGACAATGAGGAATATCGAACTCGACGTGCTGATGCGTTGAAAAAACCCGGAGCAGTGATCGGACAAGCTACTCTTACCAACTGATCGAGTAAATAATGCACTCGATAGACTTTACTGCCGAGCAGTTCAATGGAATCACCGTGGCCGCAGACTGGATAAGAGATCTCGAAAGTTCAGATAGCCGCTTGCACAAAGAGCGTGTGATTGAAAAAGCCTTGATGGCAGCAAAGTTGGGCAGCGCCAATGCGCAGTGTTTCTTGTTCAACTGCTATCAAGCCTACAATCCTTTCTACACGTTTCATGTGAAGCAGGTGCCCGAGAGTTCAGGCATTGAACATGCCGAAAACCCTTGGCCAGTGTTCTGGGGTCTGTTGGAAGGCCTGCGCACCCGATCGATATCTGGCCATCGTGCTAGAGATGCCATTGCGGAATGCATGAAACAGTTTGACTCGGTGGAGTGGAACAATCTCTGCAGACGTGTTATCACCAAAGACCTGCGATGCGGCATCAGTGAGAAAACACTAAACAAAGTGCTGGGCCGAACAGAGTGGCGGATTCCTGTGTTCAGTTGCCAACTGGCACAAGACTCAACCGATCAGCCCAAGAAGTTGAAAGGCATCAAACGCCTGGAATGCAAACTGGATGGTGTGCGTGTGTTGGCTGTGGTGTCGGGCAATTCGTGTTCGTTGTTTAGCCGTAATGGCAAAGAGTTTGCAAACTTTCCGCACATTGCAGAAGCAATCTTGGAACAGCGTGGAGCATTCCAGTATGGTCGAGGTACAGGTGGGCATTTTGTACTAGACGGCGAGATTGTGGGTGAGAGTTTTCAGAAACTGATGAAACAAGCACACCGCAAATCAGATGCTGTCACTGATGGCATGGTGTATCATATCTTTGACATTATCCCGCTAGATGCACTGAAAGAAGGTCACTGCAATTTGCAACAGTACAAACGCATTGAGTGGTTAGAGTCAGCTCGAAGCCAGTTGATGGAAACTGATTGTTTGCGTATCATGAACGGCCTGGATGTGGATTTGGACACAGCCGAAGGACATGATATCATGAACCGCTATGCCCAAGATTGTGTTGCTGAAGGCTTTGAAGGTATCATGATCAAAAGCATGGACGCACCTTACCTGTGCAAACGCACCGACTCGTGGATGAAATGGAAACCCACAATCACAGTTGACTTGAGCATTGTGGGCTTTGAAGAAGGCACAGGTCGCAACCTGGGTCGAGTGGGTGCTATAATCTGTGAAGGAGATGACAATGGAAGACACATACGAGTTAATGTTGGCAGTGGCCTGTCTGATAGCGATCGTGATGAGTATTGGAATAGCCGGGCAGACCTGGTTGGTCACTTGGTGGAAGTGCAAGCTGACGCAGTTACGCAAAACCAAGACGGATCATACAGCCTGAGATTCCCAAGGTTCTTACGTTTCAGAGATTTTGAAGCCGGAGAAAAAGTTTGATCAATTTAAACTTTAACGTATACTATCCATTAAGCAACACCTGGACCATTCTTTGGACTCGAAGTAAATTCATTGGCAAGAACAAGGTCGTAGAATTCAATGGATATCGTACCAATCACATCTTCAATGTAGATTTTAATTTCAAGCCCGCGGGTGACCATGGTGGTGTGAGAATCATGCTGGGCGTATTAGGGTTTGATGTTGAACTACACTTCTACGACTGCCGCCACTGGAACTACGAAACCAAGACCTGGGAAGTGTATGACTAAGAAAATCTATTATGAAACGATTATTTGCATTCGGTTGTAGTTTTACTCAATACCGTTGGCCTACGTGGGCAGATATACTTGGAAAAGAATTTGATTATTTTGAAAATTGGGGAAAGCCCGGCGGAGGCAATCAATTTATTTTTAATTCATTAAATGAATGTTTGATTAAAAATTCAATCACCAAAAATGATTTAGTTGCAGTCATGTGGACCAATGTGGCCAGAGAAGATAGATATGTTAATAACAAGTGGATAGTCCCTGGCAACATTTATACACAAGGCACATATAACAAGGAATTCGTTGAAAACTTTGCTGACCCAAAAGGATATCTCATACGAGATTTGGCCTTTGTACATTCTGCAAAGAAAATGTTAGAGTCATATGATATTCCTCATGTGTTTATGTCAATGGTGCCCATCGACAATTTAGACCAATATTTTGTCTCTCCCATCGACAATATCAGTTCCATACTTGAGCAGTACCAATCAACTATTTCGAGTATAAGACCCAGTATATTTGAAACAGTTTTTAATTCGGATTGGAAAAGCAAACCAAAAAGACCCGGTAATCGAGATTTGCATCCATTGCCAGCAAATTATTTAGAATACATTGTTAAGGTACTTAATGAATATACAGTCAGTGACAAAACAAAATCTTGGGTCAATGCAGTCAATGATAGATTGATGCAAAAACAAAATTATTCTGATCTCTGGACGGGCACAATTCATTTTCCCAATAGGTGGTAACGCAAAATGACCAAAAAAATCTACTACGAAAAACGTGGTCGCAGGTATGTGCCTGTGATGGAGCACGACTACGAACTCATGGATGCCATGCCCAAAGGCAATCATTTGATCATGTGTTATCCTGGTGGCACCAGCACACGCTACAACATTGATCCTGCGTATGCTCCTATGATTGCCGCTGGCCGTGTGGCTGAGGAAAAGATGTCAGAAGCGGTACGCCGGGCCAGCGAGATACGACCACGTCGTAAAGAACTCACACACGATCAACAACGTGCCTGGCAACGGCTAAACAAATCCATGGGTGATGACATCTACACCATTGAAGTTGGCAGTAGTAGAGACATTGCCGAAGCTGGCATAAAAGCCATGCAAGAGGAAGCCGAAAAACTCTTAACCAATCCTGCTGTGCGACTGGCCTACGAGCAGTTTCTCCTGGTGTGCGCATTAACTAAAAAATCTGTTGACAACACCTGACAGTCACAGTATAATAGCTTTGCATGACCAGGGAGATTGGGTGGCCTAATGGATGCAGCAGAAAAAGATCTTTAACCGGTTCTGTTGTGTGCCGTGGCACATTGTAGGTGGAAATCCCGTAGGATGAGACACTGGCTAGACCTGGCAACAGGTCAAAACACTGGTTGATACCCAGTGGAGTATGCCCATATAGATAAAAACAGTGTAAAGGATAGTAATGTCTGTTGAAATTGAAACCTCTGCGTTGAGTACGTTTGAATCCCTTGACTCTCTTAAATTAACGCCCTTGGTCATGCACCGTATTCAAGTGGAACTGCGTGACATTGCCACATGGTATGCAGTTATTCGCGAACTCAATCAAGTGTATGGTGCCAACAACTGGCGGGGCCAAAGTCATGTTCGACGTCGACTGGAAGGCTTGATCTGGGACGACCTCAAGACTCTCTGGGTTTGGTTTGACGTGCCCGATGTGTCCATTACATCTTGGTTGGCCGTTAAACTAGCCGTCACAGTCCGTATACCACCCGGTAAATAAATCTATGTTCCTCAGTTATTTCACATTGTTAACCGCGCTGTCTTTGAGCATGGTCGCGGCCTGGTACAGTATCTTGGGCCTTACTGCTATTTTTGCGTCAGCAGTCATACCCATTATCATAATGGGGTCAATCCTGGAAGTGGCCAAGGTCACTGTCACAGTATGGTTGCACGAGTACTGGCCACGGTGCCGACTGCTGATGAAAATATACCTGGTGCCTGCTGTGGGCATGCTGATGGTCATAACATCAATGGGCATCTTTGGTTTCCTATCAAAAGCACACAGTGATCAAAATTTAATCAGCGGTGATGTACAAAGTAAAATTGCAATATATGATGAAAAAATCAAGACCCAAAAGGAAAATATTGAAGCAAACCGTAAGGCACTTAAACAGATGGATGAGGGAGTGGACTCGGTATTGGGCCGCTCAGCAGATGAAAAAGGTGCCGACAAGGCTGTGGCTTTGCGAAGAGCCCAGCAGAAAGAGCGTGTTAGACTTCAAGCTGAAATACTACAGTCGCAGAAGTCCATTGCAGAACTTACGGATGCCCGTGCGCCTATTGCCGCCGAGGTACGTAAAGTCGAAGCAGAAGTTGGGCCAATCAAGTATATCGCGGCGTTGATCTACGGAGACAACCCGGACGCCAATGTATTAGAACGTGCTGTGCGTTGGGTCATCATCATATTGGTTGTGGTGTTTGATCCATTGGCCATCATGATGGTGTTGGCGGCCACAGAGAGTTTAAAGTGGGAACGTGAACGTAGATTGCAACCTGCTTACGAGGCCGATGATGGACCATTAACAGATGAGCAGGTTGCACAACTACGTGCAACCGCAGAACCAGAACTGCCCACCGGAGAGGTAGTTGAGACCAGTAAGTTGTTTGACGAAGAACCAAAAGATCCGCACCCACCAGGCTGGATGTATGATGGTACAACTCCGTATCCATTGACTGAAGCGGATGTGGAAGAAATTGTTGCTGAGTTTGATCAGATCAAACAGGCTGTAACCGAATCGGTTGTGACAACAGAGGCAACAGTAAACATTTCAATCCCCGATGTACATCCAGATGATCAATTGCATCAGTTGGCCAAGAATCATTTTATGTCAGGGCAACCGGATGCAGATGAACGAACATATCATGCACAACACCAGGCTGGAGAAATTGATATTTTACCATGGCACCAAGAAGAACACATTAATAGTCTGCCCATCAGCGACCGAGAACGCAAACAATTGATAGAACGATTTGTTAATCCGGTGCTTGAAGCACGGGCACGAAACAGTGAACTAGATACTTTACGCCTAGAAGCAGACAATGCTGGATCACAGTTGGCCGGAGAAGTCAGAGGATTTGGCACTCAGTTTCCTCTAGATGCAAAAAAAGGCGATATGTTTTTGCGAGTTGATCGCTTGCCTAGCCAGTTATTTAAATTCAACGGAAATGGTTGGATCGAAGTAGACAAAGAACTTAGCGATCAGCATGCCTATAATGATTCCTACATAGATCATTTGATTGAAAAAATCAGTAGTGGCGAGTATGACCCAGAACTTTTGAGCAATGCTGAACGAGAAAGCATAGAACAACGATTAAACAACACAAAACAGGGCTAACGTGAGTACAACAGTTGATCATTGCAGTTTTTGTGACAAGCACAAAGATCGAGTTGGTAAATTAATAGTCAGCCATACTGTGGCTATCTGCAACGAGTGTGTGGACCTTTGTGGTAATTTACTAAAAGACAATAAAAAATCAACCCAATCCAAAACTGATCAAGTTGCTGTGCCCGATCCTCGGTCGGTGAAAGATTATCTTGATCAATTTGTGATTGGTCAGGACTTGGCCAAAATGGTACTCAGTGTGGCCATAACCAATCACTACAAGCGAATAAGCGACGAAGAGCATGTGTTGGACAAAAGCAATATACTCATGATTGGCCCCACTGGCACCGGAAAGACCCTGTTGGCCCGCACCCTGGCTCGTTATCTTGATGTGCCTTTTGTAATAGCCGATGCTACCTGTTTGACCGAAACTGGATATGTGGGCGATGATGTGGAAAGCATGATTACTCGATTGTATGCTGCTGCCGACGGTGACATAGAACGTTGCCAGCATGGCATTGTATTTTTAGACGAAGTAGATAAAATTGCTCGACGTAGCGAAAGCGCAGTGGTAACCAAAGATGTGTCTGGCGAAGGCGTACAACAGGCCTTGCTCAAACTGGTAGAAGGTGTCAAGTGTCGCGTTCCGGCCATTGGCAACAAGAAAAATAGTACCGAAACAGTGGAAATTGATACTACCGACATCTTGTTTATAGCCGGCGGCGCATTTGTAGGCCTGGATCGAATAGTACAAAATCGTGTGCAAGGTACTTCTATTGGATTCGGTGCCAACTTATCTAGTGCCAAACATACAAAGCCCATGGAAGTGACTCCGGATGATCTAGTTCGCTACGGTATGATACCAGAATTTGTTGGACGATTCAGCAACTGTGTGAGTTTGCAAGACCTTGACCGTGAACAGTTGATCAGTATCTTGACGCAGGTCAACGGCAACATGATAAGCCAATATCAATGGTTATTTGACAAAGACAATGTGAAACTTGAATTTGATGCTGACAGCTTGGATCTCATTGTTGATCGAACATTGACCACTCGAACCGGAGCTCGTGGATTACACAGCGAATTAGAGCGTATTTTATTGCCGCACATGTTTGATTTGCCCACCTATCGGGCCATGGACATACTGCGCATCACTATTAGTAAAAATCTAGTAAATACGCCTACAACACTGCTATTGCAAGAAAACACATGAAAGAATATAAAAATACAGTACGAGTGGTCGACGGAAATGTAGAAAAAGCTCTGCGCAAATTTAAGAAAAAAATAACCACTTCCGGACTGCTGGAAGATGTTCGCAAAAAAGAAACTTACGAAAAACCCACTACAAAACGCAAACGTAAAAAGGGTGCAGCTAAAAGTCGTTGGCAGAAAAAATTACGCGAACAGGCGTTGCCCAAAAAACTCTACTGATGTACATAGAGTTCAAATTACCCGACGGGCCTGACGCTTTTTACACAGCCGATGATTTTCGAACTCTTGTGCGACAAGAAATGCAAAACTGGAGTCAACGCTACAGCATTGCATATCGAGAAAAAACCATAAAATACACAGTGCGTTTTACATTTGATCGAGACGAATTTTATTCGTTTTGGAACATGACATGGAATCCGGGACAGGATTCTCAATTGAGCCGATATCGCATGGTGATTGACCTAAATAACAAAATATAATTCAGATCTGTAGTATAATAAATACTGTTGTAGATGCCCAGGTGGGGTCTACCGACAACTAGTCATCTTGCTTAATAAAGGAGAAAACAAATGACAAAAACTCTAACCCTTCGTACATTCGATCTTCCCGCACTTCACAAATTTGGTATCGGTTTTGATAACATGTTTGATGATCTCATGCGTGTAAATGCTCAACAAAGCAACACCAACTATCCGCCCTACAACATTGTGCAAATCAATGATGATGAGTACATGATCAGTGTGGCTGTGGCTGGCTTTGGGCCCGACAATCTTTCTGTGACCAAGGACAAGAAAACCTTGATCATCGAAGGTCGACATGCTACCGAGACAGTGAACAGCGAAGATAGTACTGCTATTTACTTGCACAAAGGCATTGGCGAGCGCAGCTTCCGTAGAGAATTTCAATTGGCCGATTATGTAGAAATCAGCAATGCACATCTTGAACTAGGTATCTTGAGTGTTCACTTGCGTCGAGAAATTCCCGAAGAAGCCAAACCAAAGACCATTGCAATTTCTTACAAAGAGTAATATAATGTAAATACAGTGGAGGGCATCCAGCTCTCCACTATTTTAAAGGATTTGAGATGTCGCAAGCAGACGCAGCAGTAAAAACACAAATAAATTTGGGACTCACTGAGCCGCCTATGTTCAAGCTCATATATCTCAACGACAATACTACCCCAATGGAATTTGTGATCGAAACTTTGATCGATTCTTTTAGCTATACTGAGCAAACTGCCGAAAAAATTACTGTAGACATACACGAAACTGGGTCAGCTGTGGTAGCTGTGTTGCCCTATGAAATAGCCGAACAAAAAGGCATCGAAGTCACGCTGCAAGCTCGCAACAACAATTATCCGTTACAGATCAAACTGGAACCAGAAACAGTTTAAACATCTATTTCTATACGTTTGGCATAATAGGCTGGTTGGCTCCAGGGCGTATTGCCTCGTCCACGTGGATTGCTGATATAGCGTATTCCGCCCTGTACCTGATCAACTGGTTTGTGGTAATGACCAAAACACCAGGTTTGCATTTTGTGTTCAGTGTCCTCGTCGATGGATCGGGTGATGTGACTGTTGCCCATGCCGTTGAATCTCCAGGTGTTGACTAGATCTAGGTCGTGTTTGATTATCCACGGTGCAGGCACAGTGTGAGTGACCACAACTATAGATCGTACTTCGGCATGTGTCTGTAATTTTTTTATGCTGTTTCTAAGGTAAGCTGCATCGTTCCAGGCCATGTTGTTTACATTGGCCACGGCTGTACGACTGATTTGAAAATATTCACGGGTGTGTTGCATGGACTGATCAACAGTCATGCCTGGATCAAAATCATAGGTCCACCAGGCATTGGACCCCAGGATGGCCACGCCATTGGCCACCACAACATTGTCCTGCAGGTACACCACATTGGGTATGTTAGAAATTTTATCATACAGTTCTTGATAGCTGTCGTTGAGGTCTTCATAATAATGTCGGTGTTCTTCATTGCCGTCCACATAGAATACACCGCCCGGATAGCATTGGCCCAGGTGTGTCAATGCATCGATCAACACAGTTCTGTCACGAGCCACATCGCCGGCTACTACACAATAGGGTGCAGTGGCTTGCCCAGTCCAGTCAAAGTTGGGCCATGTTTCCACATGCAGGTCGGAAATTAAATCAAAGGCAAATTTCATATCAAGTATTTACAGCATACATTTTGCTGACGTCGATTTATCAGAATCGAAACCGTAATCCAATTCGGAGATTGTTGCCCACCGTAAACAATTCCACTGCACTGACTGCCTGTAGTATCTCCTTGCGATGCTCGGGCATCTGATCTGCCAATAGATACACAGCCGGGACCGCAATTAAAAAATGCAAATTTACTCGTGCCCCACTGGGGTGTGCGCCCAACAGCGGATTGATCTCACGATAGTTTTCAGCGTACCTATGAGTCATGTCTCTGGTGGTGGCCCAATCGCTCAACAGCAGTACGCCAGCAGTTGTGCCCCAAACTCGTTCTTCGGTGGTCCATTCGCGAGTGTCGGCCAACGATGGCGCAGAGGCCAGTAAAAATAACACAGCAATCAACAGTTTCATAATTTAGATTTTTTCTCTAGTCTACGACCAGCCACTGACATTACAAATTCTACACGGGCTTGGCTGGGCAACTGGCGGCAATCCAGTTGATTCTCCATACCAGCAACTACCGCAGGATCTTTCAACAGTGCTGTCCATCGATCAATCCAGAATTGATAGTTGTTGCACTGTTCAAGATCAGCAAATGCTGACTGTAAATTTGTTTTTAATTCATCAACTACACGATCAAAAAATTGTTTGCTAAAAAAATACTGTCGATTATGATCAGCAATTTTTCGGGCCTGAGTCAGTCGATCTGTTCGCTCGTTATCGCTCCAGTTGGTAATAGTTTGCATGACTGTTACGATGGCCTGTAGTCTTTGTTCGGGATCCGTTATGGTATCATAGGTTTCGTCCCATACTGTGTCAAAAGTACGGAATCCATAACTACGCAAGTAGGCCAGGCTGCCTTGAGTACCGGCCAATAAAAATGGTTGACCGCAGGCAATGGGCCTCAAACTCTTTTCGGTCAAGTGCAATCGATCATCATCAAACAGGGTTTCGAGTACAACTTCAACATCGGTTGAATTATAATCGTCTGTATCAAAATCAGCACTGCTGGTTGAAAAGGCCATGGTAGGGTTCAAAAAATCTTCTAAATTATTTTTAGGTTTCCAGTAGGGATTTTTAAACGGGTAATTTTTATAATGAATCTGCAACTCAGGTTCTATCACATTGCAATTGGTCTGACAGACTTGCAACAAGTCATGGTCGATCAACAGGTCTGAAAATCGCAAACGATATTCTCTAGTGTTGCTCCAGGCACGATTATAGATTAAAAAAGTTTTTTTTGAACTAGTACAGAACTGTTCGTGTTCGGCATACCTAAACCAATCTCTTGCTATGATTGCATGACTCCAATAGTACACTGGTATCAGTTCTCCATCGGCTTCGTACTGTTTGACATTTTGAGATCTCTGTTCGCTGTGCAACAACAGAGATTTTTCAAAGATGTTTCGAGAATGATTTAGATTTTTGGGTGGCCTTGAATATGGAGAATCACTCAGTCTTAGATTTTTACTGTAGTATTCGTGATCCAGTGGTTCTTGGTCATTGCACCAAATGGAAGGATTTATTAATTTTTTGCACCATTCATCAAGATCGGTTTCTTTGTCAAAATTGCGCAGATTATTCAGATGATTGATATTTTTTGAACCGTGTGGCCAAAAACGATAAATTATTACACGGTCTCCACGTATCTGTTCGGCCAGGTTTTCGATGTAGCAATACAGTCGGTCTAAAGGAATGTTCATGAATCATATTTACGTGGAGAACAACACAACCATGCAAAAATGACCAACTCTTATCAGCGTTACCAACTTTATCCGTTTTGGGATGATGAATACAAAACACTCAATTATGTGACAGAAACTTTCAATGACCCTGAGTCCATGCAGTGTTGGTTGGATCAAGGCTACTCTGATAAATTTACAGGCGCCATGTGCGACATGCGTAGCACACAACCTACCTGGAATCAGAAATTTATTGACATCTATGCCGAACACGGTTGGCACAATATTGGCACCAGTTATTATCGTATGTCCACTGGCACAGTATTGCCCACTCACGGCGACCTGTATGTCAAATACAAAGAGCTATTTGGACTTGCAGGTCGTGAACATACCATACGCAGAGCCATTGTGTTTTTAGAAGATTGGAAACCGGGACACTATGCTGAGATCCAGGGCAACCCAATTGTTGAATGGCGTGCCGGTACTGTGTTGGAATGGACCTACGATACTCCACACATGGCCGCCAACTTGGGACTGGACCACAGATATACATTACAAATTACAGGACACGTTGATGATTGATAGCCGTAACGAATGGGATCCGCTGAAAGCGATTGTGGTAGGATCAGCTACCCAGGCCAACTGGCCCATGACCGACCCGGTGTTTGCCGAAGAAGCTCGCAACAGTAGATGGACTGCTACTCCAGCACCAGCAGGCCCAGTGCCGCAACACATTGTTGATCAGGCCAATAGAGAATTGGATCTATTGGCCGAAACATTGGCTCGGTATGGTGCTGTGGTGCATAGACCCAACCCCATGAATTTTGTGGCCAACAATGGTATGTACAACTATTGTCCTCGAGACCGACTGTTGGTAGCCGGCAACACCATAGTTGATTGTAACATGATGTATCCGTGCCGCAATCAAGAAATAGACAATTATTCACAGTTGTTGAAAGGTGCTGGATCAGTGTTGACCATGCCCAGAGATTCGGGCATGACCCTGGATGCGGCCAACATCTGCAGACTGGGCAACACCTGGTTGTTCCTGGAGTCAGCATCGGGAAATCGAGCTGCATACGAATGGTTGTGCGCACAGTTTCCGGCCATCAAGATTGAATTGGTAAATTTTTATTCGGGTGTACATATTGACTCGACCATCACACCCCTGCGTGAAGGCCTGGTGCTGTTGAATGGCAGCCGTGTAAACAAAGATAACTGCCCCAAGGCCTTGCAGGATTGGGAATGTGTTTATGTACAAGAAAGTCAGATTGTGCCCCAGGATTTTTATCAATATCCGTATGCGAGCAAATGGATTGCGATGAACATGTTGGTGCTGGATCCGGAAACTGTGATTGTTGATGCTGCACAAACGGAAATAATCAAATTGCTAAACTCCAAAGGCATAGACACCATTCCTCTTACACTGAGTCACAGCAGGACCCTGGGCGGTGGATTTCATTGTGTTACTTTAGACATCAGGAGACAACATGACTAGCCCTACCATTATTTTAGATCCCAACACAGTCAAAAGCATGATTGACCAAGCAGTCAATCAACAAATTTTAACTGCCATTCAAGAATTAGGAACAGATCCGGCCTGGCTGGCCAAAATTGAACAGCAAGTCAATCAAGCAGTGGTCAAACGTGTGACTTCACAAATTGCTGAACTAGATCTCAATGATCCCATCATCCGGCGTCATATCGACGACAACATGACACTGTTCCGTCAAACCCTATTGAATGACTTTTCCAGCACTGGAATTCAAGATCAAGCAACGGAATGCCAGCTTACCATCACCGACGAAGACACTGTGGTAGAAAACCAACTGGTTACTAAAAATTTGCGAGTGGTCAATGTGGCTGTGATTCAGGATCTAGTGGTACGAGGAACAGTCAACATAGACAATGTCAGTTGGCAACAACTGGCCGACGGCATCAGTGAAAAAACTTTGGAAAAATTGACCGAGGTCTGGAAAGACCAGTTGACCCAACAGGTGGCTGAACGCATAGGTACCGACGGCATCAGTTTTGAATCCATTGCAGTTTGTGGGAATCTATTGGTCGATGGTGCCACATTATCCAGCACCATAACTGATACCAATATACAACAGACCGGCACATTGCGCACACTAGACGTAGAGGGCAAGTCCACATTCAACAATCAGACCTTGACAGTGGACAACAAACGCATAGGTGTAAACACCAACAGTCCCGAAATGGCACTGCACATTGTAGACGAAGAAGTTGATTTGACCATTGGCAAAACTGCAACCAACTCGGCCTACATTGGTACCAATCTTGCACAGAGTGTTGCAATTGGAGTAAACCGTGTTGCACAAATTGAAATTTCTGCAGAAGGTCTTACTAAGATAAAACAACTGCAGGTTGGTGCAAATCGCATCAGTCATGCCACAATGGTTCCGGGCTGGGCCGGAACCAAAGGCGATATTGTGTTCAATTCTGACCCCAAAGATGACGCAGTGTTTGCTTGGGTGTGCTTGGGAGCACATCGGTGGAAGTCGCTCCGGAGTGCCGGATGAACATCAGTTGGGTGCTGGCTGACGGTGTAGATTTAGATCCCACACAAAACATAGATGACCTTAAAAAAATTGGGCCACTGTGGGGCAGTTGGCGCAGTTGGCGAGCTTACCAAACAGACAACGTGATCTGTCATGATCAGACCAAAGCAGCCGAATTGGTGCGAAGAAAGTTTCAAGCTCATTGTAATTTTTACATACCCAATTCGGTCTATGTTGCATTACACAGGCCCGCAGGAGTTCGACTGTACGCCGGCGAATTTGTGCATGATGTGGTTCAGCAAGAAGAAATTGTGGCCTTGCACCTAGCGGCTAGTACCAGCGACATAGTGTTGCTGTTGGGATGGAACCTTACCAATTTACGCCCTGATTCGGACAAAGTACGTGCCAATCAGTTCCGACATCATCGCAACCTATTTCGCCAGGCCATAATGGATTATGCTCAGACACAATGGGTAGCAATTGATCATCCTGGTGACCTGGCAACCGAATTGTCTAATTTCCCCAATCTCACTGTGGACACCATGGCCGCTGCATTGGCGTTGGCGCCCGATTGACAACAAATACATGTTGCTGTATAATAGCAACATGACTACACTAAAACGCATTGGTTTTTGTTGCAAATGGTTAAATGATCCTTCGGAATGTGGAGGCATGAAAGTGAACGCTGTTGATCGAGATCTCAACGGACGTAGCACTACCATGCGCTGGCTCCGCGAACATCGTGACGACGCCGAGCAACGTCAGTGGGACATCATGAACCACAACACCCGAGCCGCTGTACGGTTGATTGAGCGTGTGGCCACCCTGCCGCCCGAACGCAGAATGGTACGACTGGGCAGTGAAATGTTACAGGGCTATACCGAAAAAGACTGGAAAGCCTGGTGGCAACGCTCGGAAATTCAAGACCACTGTGAACGAATTTTTGCGCCCATTGGCGAGACTGCAAGACGCTTGGGTGTGCGACTAAGTTTTCATCCAGGACAGTTCTGTGTACTGGCGTCTGAAAATGAAGGTATTGTTGAAAGATCAATAGAGGAGTTTGAATATCATGCTGACATGGTTAGATGGATGGGCTATGGCAAAACTTTCCAGGACTTCAAAATCAATGTCCACATCTCAGGCAAACGTGGTCCAGCCGGCATCCGAGATGCTCTCCAAAGACTCAGCCCCGAAGCACGAAACTGCATCACAATCGAAAACGACGAAAACTCCTGGGGAATCGACGCCAGCCTTGAACTTGCCCGAGACTGCGCCCTCGTACTCGACATACACCATCACTGGATCCGTACAGGAGAGTACATTCAAGCCACCGACGATCGACTACTTCGTGTGATCGATTCGTGGCGTGGGGTACGTCCGGTTGTACATTACAGTATAAGCCGCGAAGATGTTCTTGTGGGACACAGCTCCTCAGACAAACCAGACCTCTCAGCCTTGCTCAATGCCGGCTACAAAAAACAAAAATTACGAGCGCACTCGGATTTTATGTGGAATACTGCTGTGAATGAATGGGCCTTGACCTTTGCAGATCAGTGGGACATACAGGTCGAAGCCAAAGGCAAAAACTTGGCCAGTGAAATGCTGTACAACCAATGGAAAAACAATGCCTGATATACTAGCTGGAATTTTTGAATGGATACGAAATGACTATCGTACTAATCGCATTAGGTTTGCTGTTGAGCTCTTGGCTTGGGCTATCAGTATTGGTTGCTCAGTTACCATGGCACTCACCGTTCCAACCCCACCTCTTTTGGCTATGTATCCTGTGTGGATCGGTGGTTGTGCCATGTATGCTTGGGCTGCCTATACTAGAAAAAGTTTTGGCATGCTGGCCAATTACATGTTGTTGACAACAATAGATAGCGTTGGCCTAGCAAGGATGCTGTTAAGTTGATTTCTTTTTAGCAGGTGTTTTTTTAGCAACGGCCTTGACCTTGGTCGCTGTTTTCTTGACCTGTTCAACCACTGCTGTTTCGACCACTTTGACTTCTTCAACAACTGCTTCTACTTTGGCTTCAACGGTTTTGACTTCTTCTGTTGCTTTTTCAACAACATCTGCAACTTTGACATGAATTTTGCCTTCACCAACTTCGCCACCGGGAAATGGCCAAGATGCTTTGGGTTTGGTTGCGGCATCCAGCGGATGTAATGAATCATCAGATTTGCGTTTTTGTGTTAGCAAATACCCTACGACTGCTACAAATAAAATTCCAAGAATGTATTCCATAATAAAATCTCCTTAAAAATATTTAGCCAAATCAATCATAGTCCGTTAACTTTAATAATATTTGATCAGAAGCATGGTAAATATCTCAGTAGAAACCATGAGATTATCTCATTGAGAAATTTAAAGGAAAAACCATGTTAGAAACATTACTAAAACGCTGGGCTGAGATATTCCCTACCAGCGATTACCAAAGCAGACTGGAACGTTACATCGCCAGTCGCAATCCACAAAACGCCGCTGATGTAGAACACTGGGAACGCCAGTATTTTCGAGATCAAGAACGCGGGTCAATATGAAATTTTTACGAGCAGTGATTATGGCCATGATCAAAAATCGAGAACACCAAGCCAATGCATATCTCCGGGGCCATCGCTATTACTACTGATAGCCAATTATTACTACAAAAAATATACAACTAAGTAAGTGATGACAACAATCATTGCTATATTAATAATGACGCACATTACCATAATCTGTGTCACCCTGTATCTACATCGCAGCCAAGCTCATCGAGGATTAGAATTTCATCCAGTGCTGGCACATTTCATGCGTTTTTGGCTTTGGCTCACGACTGGCATGATCACAAAACAATGGGTGGCCATACATAGAAAACATCATAGATTCAGTGATGTGTCGGGCGATCCGCACAGTCCGCATGTGTATGGAATTGCAAGAGTATTTTTTACTGGGGCCGGACTGTATCACAACGCTGCCAAAGACAAACTCATGGTTGACACCTACGGTGTTGGTACTCCGGACGATTGGATTGAACGCAATGTGTATTCCAAGCACAACTTTTTGGGAATCACTTTGTTGTTGTTGATAAATTTAATTTGTTTCTCCTGGTGGGGCCTGTTGTGTTGGGGTGTTCAGATGATTTGGATTCCATTCTGGGCTGCCGGAGTAATAAATGGTGTTGCACATTGGTGGGGGTATCGAAATGGCGAAACACGTGATCAGTCTAGAAATTTGTTTCCTGTTGGCATTGTCGTTGGCGGCGAAGAGCTTCATAATAATCATCATCTTGAACCTGCTAACCCCAAACTGAGCCGTTGCTGGTTTGAGTTTGACATTGGTTGGTTCTACGTTGTGTTGTTAAAAAAACTAGGGTTGGTTCAACTGCGCCAATAAGTATGTTGATGAAGATCGTAATAGTGACCGGCGGGTTTGATCCCTTGCACAAGGGACATATTGAATATTTCAAAGCAGCCAAACAACTGGGCCACCGCCTGGTGATCGGCGTGAATTCCGACAAGTGGTTGGCTAGAAAAAAAGGCCGTCCATTCATGCGACTGGAAGATAGGTTGTCCATATTGGAAAATCTAAATCTAGTGGACAAAGTCATCACATTTGACGACAGCGACGGGTCTGCCAGAGATGCCATACTCACGGCCATACAACATTATCCCATGCCCAATACAAAATTTATTTTTGCCAATGGCGGTGACAGGACCAAAGAAAATATTCCAGAAATGGATCTTGATCTACCCAACCTGGAGTTTGTGTTTGGTGTGGGTGGCAAAAACAAAATAAACTCCAGCAGTTGGATTTTGGAAGAATGGAAAGCACCTCGTACTGAACGAGCCTGGGGCTACTATCGCGTGTTGCACGAAGTGGGTCCACAGACCAAACTCAAAGAACTCACAGTCATGCCCAAAACTTGTTTGAGCATGCAACGCCACAATGGCCGTGCTGAATTTTGGTTTGTGTCCGAAGGCGAAGCCACCGTCTACACCTTGGACACTGCATCAACTGATCAAGAAATCAAATGCAGTCTCAAAGTACACGAACATACCTTTATTGACACAAACGAATGGCATCAATTGTGCAATGAAACCAATTCTCCATTGCGATTGATTGAAATACAATATGGTGAACACTGTGTTGAGGATGACATAGAGCGCAAAACAATTTGATCATTGAGCCAAAATACTCCAATTTGGCGGTACAAAAATGTTGCAATGCACAAATTTTTCATAAATAATGCTATAATAGATCAACAAGATGCCGCATGGGGCGGGTCCTGTATCTAGTAACTCGCTGTCAAGGAGAACACGGTGATCAAGCAAGCAAGTCTAACCATAGACACAATACAAAATGGTAAAAAACAGTTTATCGACAAGTACATTGACAATCCAATCTTGAACAAAGCCTGGCACAATTATGTGGCCAAACAAACGGTTTTTTGTCAAGCCGCACTGGAAACTCAATTGGAAATGGTATCTGAAGTCAGCAAAACGCTGATGGACACCAAAGTACGCAAATTGGTAAACCCATTCAACATTGACTGGTTTGACGCTGGCTGGGAAGCCCTGGTTCAACAAAGCATAGCTGAAACAAACAAGGAGAAAAAAAATGTTTAATTCTGTAATCGACACTGTGCAAACTGCACAAAAAACTTTTGTCAACACCGTGATCACCAACGAAGAAATCGCCCGGCCCATGATCCGCATGATCGACAGCCAGTGCGAAACTGCCAAGATGACTGCCAAGGCACTGCTGGACATCACCACTACCATGGCTTCGGCCACAACTGAAAAAGTGCAGGAAGCAATGAAGTTTGACTTCACCAAATTTGCTGATGCATTCAAACCAGCCACTGCTGCCGCCAAAAAGTAATACTCAAGTACTACTTTTAGAAACCCTGCTGACGGCAGGGTTTTTCTTGACCAGAATTAGCCGATCTGCTATAATTTGGACATACAAAGCAAAAAGGAGATCAAAATGAAAGTAAAAGAATTGATAGAATTATTATCCAAGTTGGATGAAGAATCTGAAATAATGTTGTCGTCCAATGGTGGAGAATACGAGGGCACAATGTCCGGTAATATAGAAGTAAAAGATGGTGAAGTGTGGTTTTTGGATTAAAGGAGAGAGATATGGAAGCATTCGTAACAGTAGCAGACATGATGGCGGCATTGAGTGCATTGCCCGCAGACGCCCAACTGGTAGTGACCGAAAGCGGTTATTACAGTTATGGTGAGCTGTCCCGTGTATGCTTGCCTGAAGCATATACCATGGAAGGTGACGAGGACCAAATTCCCCGTGGCACTGTGGTGTATCGCATTGGTCATTCGCATCAGTCTTATTGACTGTCAACCTGATGCTGGGCAGGTCAAGGCCCAGCAGTCCTATCCCAAGGATCACTGACGCCAGAACGTCAGGCCGATGCGCATCGCAAGCCCTACCACGGGTGCCGATGGACGATAAATTGGGAAGCAGTAGTTAGCAGTGGGAGG